TGGGCAACGGTGTTAGGTGGAACGAACTCTGCGGGGATTTCAGGTCTAGGCTTCTCTCCTCCGTTTCTTGTAGAAGGTTCGTGGGTGATGGGTTTCTTCCGTGACGGTGAGAAACAAGAGCCAGTGGTGTTAGGATCTGCGCCAGGTTATCCCATAGAAAAGGCGAAGGACACAGGGTTCTATGATCCGCAGCTTATCTACCCTCGTTATGTCAATGAGACTGATGTCAATCGTTTAGCGTATTCCGACAATCATCCATCTACCATATTACGCAAAGCAACACGATTGACTAACATCGCAACGGCAGATTTCAATAGCGTTTCCGCCGCGGATGGATCAGTCATTAATCCAAGTGACGGTGGCTCCTTTGACCAGCCGCCGATACCACACGCTCCAATCTATCCATACAATCACGTATCGGAGACGGAGGCAGGACATATACTAGAGTTTGATGACACCAATGACAATGAGCGAATACATCTGCGCCACGCCGCTGGTTCTTCATTGGAATACACCGCCACAGACACCATCCAGATACATAAGAACGACAATACAATTTTAACGAGTAACAATGAGAACCACTATATCGGCGGACACTCCAACGTCACCATAGATGGCCACCATAAGCTGTTTATCAATAAATCACAATCCATCAATAACCATTACGATATACAAATCGGTGCCAACGCCAATATCAATATACAAGTAGACAGTGGTAACGTAAACATTGTCACAGTACAAGGAAAGATTAACGTCAATGCCGGCGGAGACTACAATGTCAAAGTCGGAGGGAATTACACATTAACCGTAGCTGGAAACAAGACAGAGACCATAGAAGGCACGAAGACATCCAACACCACAGGTGAAGTCATCCACCGTGGAAAAACCATTGATCTGAATCCATAGTGGAAAATGCGTAGAGAAAAAAGACCATTTATAGACTGGAACGCAACCTTAATCTATAAATGTAATAACAATCATAAGATATATGTTTAAACGGTTTTTACGCTTAGGGTTTCTGTTCTTTCTCATCAAAGGGTTATTATGGCTATTCTTTCTATGGGGTGGCCTTGAAATTCTGAGGCAATTAGCCACGTATCTTTATTGACAAAAATTTTTTTTGTGATATAATAGACAGTAAAAGATCATGCATAGTATATTTGACATTACCATAGACATATCTACAATTCCACTATCTGATAGTGGTGTGAATGAATTACAGAAATTAACAAAACAATATACAAATACATCTGCGCCTAAAAACAAGTCAAACAGTGGTGGATACCAAAGTGACAATATCAATCCACAGTCTCTGGATGAGAAATATGTTCATACACGTACATTATTAAAACAAATAGAATATAACGCTATTACTTACGCTAACAAGTTAGGATTAGGACCATTACACAATGACGGGAAGACGGCCTTATCTCTCAAAGACTTTTGGATTAACGTCAACCCGAAAGGTTCTTACAATCTTTCACATATGCATCCAAAGTGTCTATTAAGTGGTGTCTATTACGTGAATGTGAATGAGGACACAGGAAATCTATTATTGTCACATCCTTGTAATTATATTGAATATGATTGGAATGAGCGCACTATACACCAGCCATCAAAGTACAATGGTTCATTATACGTACATAAACCGTCACGTAACGAATTGGTGTTGTTTCCGTCTTGGTTGTCACATAGCGTGGAAGTCAATAACTCTGAACTGCATAGAATATCCATCTCTTTTAATCTAGCCTAGAAATTCGTAATCTTATATATAACCGTGTAGAGTGTTCACAGGGAACCATAGAGTCATAGCGTAAACCCTAAATAATCATATATGAAATTATTGACATACACACTTGCGGTCGCAGTTTTGATACTCTCATTGTCAAATCTCTATATGTGGAAAGACAGAACACAACAGTGGAATATACTCCATAATCAAGCGATACTATTAGAACGTTTACTTAAAGATTTAACCGATTTTGAATACGAAGACGAAACTGGTGAGCCCGTGGAAGAATACTTTTACGAAGAACAACCAAAGTTTGAGGAAGCGTGATTAAAATTACGAATAACGCCCTATTAGAATTACGGAATACGATTGCCAAATCGGGCAAGCAATTTGCACGTTTAGAAATTAAAGGAGGTGGATGTGCTGGTTTTGAATACGAATGGAGCACCACCGACCAAGCGACTCGAAATGATATGGAGATTGAGGGAGTGTTATTAATTGATCGTATGTTTGAGTTGTATCTATTAAATATGGAATTAGATTATTTTGATGATGGATTTAATAAAGGGTTTAAATTTAATAATCCAAATGCCAAGGCGTCTTGTGGTTGTGGTACGTCTTTTTCTATTTAGCGACTCGTAGCGACTCTGAAAAACGCTGTTGACTTTTGAATAAATATATGGTAAAAGAGAGATATGTTAACAGAAATAAAATCAATACTGCAAAGTAAATTACCTAAACTATTGATAGAGGGCAAAGGCAAAGATGTGCTCGTTAAATCGGGTGATAGAGAATTGGCCTATGATTTACTTAAAAAAGAATTTAAAAGAAAACGTATCAAATTTAAAGACGTATTTAAAAAATCAAAATCATCTAGCATTAATGTTTTAGAGGTTGAAAACTTTGGTGACATCATATTTAAACCCATTATACAAAAAGGTGCAGGTGGTGTTAAGTTTGAACATCAATTAGAAGAAGATTTAAACCAATGGTTTCAAGGTGAATCCATCAACAGATTAAAACATAAAGATGTGGTGGCACGTCTTAAATCAGTTGTCAATTTAAAACAATTAAAAAGAGATAGCGAAATCATACCAGAAGGAAGTAAAAACAAAAGAAGAGAAATCAGTTATCCACCTTTTCGTGTCAATAACACAGATGGTGCAACATTATCTGATTTAACTGTGAAACAAAAAGGTAAACCTTTCTATTTCAGTTTAAAGATTGGTAAGACTTATTATACATTGAATGCTGGTGTAGAGCGTTTCTTTTCAGATAAACAAAAACAAAAATCTATTAATGAGTTCTTTGGATTTGATGGACAACAAATGGGTGGATTTGGAAGAGAGTATTTTGTCATTACAAAGAAACCTAACTATGCACAAGTCGCAAAAAATCTAGCTAACGTATTACAACAAGGACACGGTAGAGACGTTATTATTGTACATAAGAAATCAGAGAATGATGTACTAGTTAAAAAAGTCAATGGATTTCCACAAGTGACTATATCAGAATTAAATAAAGATAGTTACAAGTATCCAGAAAAAGGTGTACGTAAATATGCGAATATTGCTGTGAAAGCTAAAATTAATGAAAAAGACTATAAGATAGATTTTCAATTTAGAGGAACAACAGCAACTGATAAAGGTCCTCGTTATTTAAGACTCTTAATGGAAAGACTTAATTAGTATAATATAAATAAATATATGTATTATTTAAATTGGGAACCAAACGCAGGAAATTTTCAGGAGTATAGTTACGAAACTGAATGGTTAGAGTGTAGTTGGAAACACGTACATAAGACATTTCATTTAGTTACAGCGTTTTGGTATCCTTGGATAAAGGTAGAAGACTATGGCTTATAATAGACGTAATATGACAATATCGTATCCTCCAACAATGAGGACGATAATCAATAAAGAAACAGATAAAATTAAAGATGAGTTTGTAAGATTAGATTCTGACAAATTATCTATTAGTAATTTTAATACTGTATTTGCTAATAGCGCAGCAGCTGGTTTCGCAACAAACGTAATACCATCTGTTACTGCTACATATGATTTAGGTTCAGACTCTTTAAAATGGAGAGATTTAAAAGTTTCTAATTCAGTAACGATTGGTGATAAAACTATTACTTCAGATGCCTCAAGTGTAACTATTCCTAGTCAAACAAATTTAACAACATTAGACGTATCAAGCAACGCTCAAATAGATGGTAATTTAACAGTCTCTGGTAATTTAAATGTTCAAGGTACAACAGTTACAGTAGATCAAGCTTTAGTACAAGTACAAAATGGTTTTGTATTTGAAGGTTCTACTGCTGATGATTTTGAAACTACAATGACTGCTGTTGATCCTACACAGGATAATACAATATCTGTTCCTAATATATCTGGTACAATAGTTACAACAGGTGATACTGGCACAATCACTTCTACAATGATTGCTAACTCAACAATTGTAAATGATGATATTGCTGATGGAACAATAAGAGCAGCAAAACTAAATGTTGCTTCAGATGATATTACATTTAATAATATCACAGGTACTAACTTAACAGGTACATTACAAACTGCCGCACAACCTAATATTACATCATTAGGAACATTAACAAGTTTAGCAGTAGATAATATAACATTAGATAATAACACAATTGATACGTCAAGTTCTAATTTAAATATAAACAAAAATACAGTTATTAACGGAACATTAACTTGTACAACATTAACACAAACAAATGCTTCAAGTTCTTTAGAAGATGATAAAGGTGAAATAAGAGCTGTACCTCAAGTTACACAATCAGGCGCTTATACATTAGTTGCATCAGATCACGGTAAACATATTTACACCACGGCAAATGTTACAGTACCAAGTGGAGTATTTTCTGCTGGACAAGCAGTATCTGTTGTTAATAATTCTACATCAGGAATAACGTTAGTACAAGGATCAGGTTTAACTTTAAGAAACGCTGGACAAACTACGACAGGTGATAGAACAATACAAAACTATGGATTAGTAACAATATTTTTCGTATCATCAACAGAGGCATATGCTAGCGGTTCTGGACTAGCATAATGACACACACAAATTTAATGATCGCTAGAGGAGGTTTCGCTCCTATTTCTGCTTCAGGTGGAACAGAATCTACTTTTGAATATAACTCTACTTGGAAAGCTCACTCTTTCGTTTATACAGGCAGTGAACAAACTCTTACAATTTCATCACCAGGCTCAGAAGGTAAATTAAGTATTATTGCTATTGGTGGTGGAGGTGGAAGAGGTGGTCAAGCTGGTGAAAATGGAGGCGGTGGCGGCTACGTTAGAAAAATGAATATTAACATTAGACCTTATTCATCATTAAGAATTTCTGTTGGTGGAGGAGGAGGCGGCGGCGGAGGCTGTTGCGGTTCTTGTGGTGCTGGATCAGGAGGAACAGGACCTATCATTGGAAGAGGTGGTCGTGGTTGGACTTCAGGACCAGGAGGTTGTTCTGCTGGTGGTGGAGGCGGAGGAGCTGGTTCTTTCGTAATTGACGATTCAGGAAATACAAATACATCAAATATTTTAATTGCGTCTGGTGGCGGCGGCGGTGGTGGCGGCCGAGAAGGATGCGGCGGTGCTGGTCGTGGTGGATCGGGCGGAGGCACTGCGGAAAATGGTCTAGGAGGTGCTGCTGGAGGTGGTGGCGCTGGAGGAGGCCAAGGAGATGGAAATTATAACGGACAAGATGGTTCAAATCCAGGAGGAGATCAATCTGGTGGCGGTGGAGGCGCTGGTGGTTTTGCTGGCGGTAATCGTGCTGATAATGGTGGTGGTGACTGCTCTGGAAAAGGCGGAGGTGGAGGTGGTACAGGTTACCCTACAAACGCTGAACAATTTAAAAGATCAAATAGTACAAGTTCACCAGGTGATGATGACGCTGTACTTGCAACATTAAAAGATGGTGGTTATGGTAACGCAAACGGAACAAGTGGTAAAGTAATTATATTTTATATGATTAACCCGTAGGAGAATTATGGCAAACTTAAAATTAAAATTTGATACTCAAACAAGAGAATGGGAAGTCGCTGATTTAGAACACGGAACAAATCACGGTACTGAAAATGATGTAAATTTTGATGACTTATATATTTTTTGGGGATTTAAAAATGGACAGAGTAATAGTATAGAATTTGATAGATTAAGATTTGGTTTTGAAATTTTAAATGAAGGACAAACACTAACTACAATTACAAGACCATCAACACCAAGAGGTTACTATATTAGAACAGATGTAGAATTTATGGAAATAGACCACGTTGATACTGACGCTGGTAAAACTTACGAATTAAGATTATGGGTTGAAGAAGCTGGACAAAGGAATGAGAAAACAATTAATGTAACTATTCCAGAATATTCTAATTATGAATTAGATTATGTAAACACACATCCAGAACAACCCGATTATGAGTTGTTTATAAATGGAGATTAAATTACCAAATCCTTTTTTAAAGAGAGAAGAAGCACAAGCCAGATTTAACATATGTGTTAAATGTCCTAATTTTGAAAAGACAACAACCTTATGTAAAGAATGTTTTTGTATTATGAAAATTAAGTGTAAACTTAAATCAACCAAATGTCCTATAAATAAATGGTAATGCATTACAAAGAATACGAATTAGGTATAGACATAGATAGACTTGGTAAAGCCTATTTTGATTTTAAACATCATTTAGGATTTCGTACAGACGACAAGTCTTTAAAAGACTTTAATGCTATTTGTGTTAATAGAATACCTGGTGATGAAAATAGTATTACAGGTGGTAACGTAAGAGGTTTATATTGGACTTATCCTGATACAACAAATTACGAAGAAAAAAGATTAGAACCTATACAAGAAGAATTATATACAGAATTATGTCCAGAGTTTAAAGGTACATACGTTGAAGAAGTTTATAATTTAATTACATCTAAATTTAAATTAGGTAGAGTTAGATTTTTAATGAAACCACCACGTACTTGTTTATCTTGGCACCGTGATCCCGAAAAAAGACTACACATACCAATCATCACAAATAAAGGTTGTGTTATGGTAATAGAAGATACAGCATTTCATATGCCATCAAATGGAAATGGTTATATTACCGACAACACAAAATATCATAACTTCTTTAATGGAAGTGAAGTTGATAGAGTACATCTAGTAGCAACTGTTATAAATAATTAATATCGTTCATCCTGAAACGGACGGAAGTAAACTATGTTTAACATATATGAAAAGACAATACTATTTTTTGTATGCCTTTATATGTGTTACGTGCTCTATCATATGATAGTTGGTACATTTACATAGTCGAAGGAACGCACCTAACTTTAAAAAGGAGGGTGTATGATAGACAGGTTCACCCATTTATTCAAAGCTAGAAACAAAGAACAAAGTTTATTGTCAAAAGCAAAATCTTTGTTTACAGCAAGAAGCGAAGTTGATATAAATGGAAATGGTACATCTGGTTATGTTGTTAAACACGGACCAAATAAAGGTAAAGTGTTAGGACATAGATCAGTTAAATCTACAAATAATTGGTAGACACAAAAAAACCCAGCGAGATTTCTCTCGCTGGGCCAACAACAAAGGATACTAAATGAAAATTTGGTACAGAGGGGTTGACTCGAACAACCATCTTTGGGTCCACAACCCAACGCTCTAACCTTTGAACTACCTCTGCATTATCTTAAATACAACGGTCCAGTCCAATTCATACCGTAACCACCAGTTAGAACATTACCTCTGGCTTTATTAAGCGCAGGCTTTCTCCAACTTGCTGGTTTAAGTACGTCACCCGCTTTCAGGTGTAAATTCTTTCTTGCTACGTACATATCTTGTTTTACGATAAACGCATGGACAGAGTTGTCACGGATTATCTTCATAAACTTTTGTCCGTCTTTGATAGTATATTTTTTATCATCTGACGTACTTCCAGTTTTAGCGTAGTCTTCTTTTGAGGCGTCAATTAGATAATTAATACCTTCATTAATATCTGACGCAGTTTTAGTTACTTGTACAGTCATATTTTCCTCCTATTTTATGTTATAGTACAAATTAATTTTAGATTTTACTAATTCATCATACTTAACTTGACACATAATTGCTAATGTACCAGAAAGTATACCTGAAATAGCTAAAATTCCACATAACAACCAGTAGTTATTTTCATAACCTGTTGGTCCATCTATCGCTCCAGCGGCACCAATAAGTAATAATAGTGCAACTACAGTAAAAAATGTTGATAAAGAGTTGTATAATTTTTTCATAGTGTTTTTTTTCCTCCTATATTGCGTAGTTTTCAATTGATTCACCGTCTTGTGCCAGTGCATCACTTAAATAATAATCTTCTTCTGAGATTATATCATTTTCATTTGACATAAATTTTAAATTATTATCAAATATTTCTTCATTTTTTGTCTTTTTATTTTTTTTAGTGTTTTTCTTTGTCATATACGTATAATATACCATATATAGCATATAGAGTCAAGGACAATTATGCCAAAAAAGCCCTTAATTTACTTGATTTTTTTACTTTTTTTGTTCACCTTTTGTTCTGGTTGTTCAAAAAAGTTCAAAAATTGTGATTTTTTCCCAAAATTTGAACGAATCGACCTTAAAGATTCGGAAGATAGACGTAATATCAAAAATTTTATAAAAAATAACGGCACTTACGCTCAATTTTCCTGTCAATTTTAACGAATAAATACTATTATGAAAATATTTTGCCAAAATTGCGGACACGACTGCCATTGTAATGGAAATTGTTTACAAAATTATGGACAAAATGAAAAAACAGTCTGTTGTACACACTGCAGACATAAAGAAGAAGAAGAAAATCATACAAGTAATGAAGATTTATTTAATGGAGCATAAAATATATGGCAAAAATGAGAATTTTTAAGTTTTGGAATGACGCTGGTGAAGAAAAAGAGAAAGAAGCATTGAGTTTGAAAAAAGCAGTAATGTCTGTACAAGGAGATTACAAAGATAAATTCATAAATGTTGAATATATCAGTAAAAAAGGCAAAAATGTCAGTCAATCTCTAAAAATACCAATGGGTAGAAAAATTAGACAATCAATAGAATTAGAAAAAAAGAGACTTGCTAAAAAAGCAAAATTAGAAGCTAGACAACAAGGAAGATAATGCCTGCTGTGTGTAGAAAAGGGGATAGTTTAAGTACAGGTCACATCTGTGCGGGTACAACTATATTAGATACACCTCAACAATCTACTGTAAGAGCAAATGGTATATTAATCGCCAGAGTTACAGATAAAACAGTATCACATCCCTTTCCACCACTTCCACCTTGCGCTCCACACGTAGCACAAGTTAATCAAGGTAGTACAACTGTAAGAGTTAATGGTCTATTTGTTGCTAGAATAGGGGATAGCGCAGATGCGGGTAGTATGACTTCAGGTTCTTCTAATGTTTTCTCGGGTTAGTGTATAAATATTGTTACTATGGCAAATTACGATGCATCAGTTACAAATAGAAGTAAAAGAACAACAAGATTATACTCTGATTTAGATTTAGACTTTAAAAGAAACGTTGTTACTAACGATATTGTTAAATTAACTGATGTGGAGGCTGTTAAAAGAAGTGTAAGAAACTTAATTAACACTTCTCATTATGAGAGACCTTTTCATCCTGAAATAGGTAGTGATGTTAGAAGAATGTTATTTGAACCAGTTACACCTTTAACTGCTGTAAACTTACAAAGAAAGGTTGCTGAAGTTTTACAAAACTTTGAACCAAGAGCACGTATAGTTCAAATTTTAGCAAGACCAAATATAGACCAGAACGCATATAATTTAACAATAATGTTTTATGTTGTAGGAAGCAATAGTCCAGTAACAGTAGAAGCATTTTTAGAAAGATTAAGATAAGATGAGTCAACACAAATTAAATGTATCAGAATTAGATTTTGATAATATAAAAGCAAATTTAAAAGCATTTCTACAAAGTCAAGCAGAATTTTCTGATTATGATTTTGAAGGTTCTGGATTTGCTGTATTATTAGATACATTAGCTTACAATACTCACTATCTAGGTTTCAATGCTAATATGGTAGCAAATGAAATGTATTTGGACAGTGCTGA